TATGGTTCCGGGCCTGGATCCAACGGATAAACCACAAGGTCATTTCGATATCGAAATGCCGCATGGGCAAAATGATTTTCAGCAACACCCTAACTCTACAACGTCACTTGGGATGAACTGCGCCACGGACGCCCGTGGAAACCATCCCTTGACGCGCACCCTGACGAAGTCGCTGTCCTCTCCGTAATCCTCGATCCACTGCTGCACCTGGGCCTGGTTGACCATCTTGGCCGACCTGGAGTCAATCTGCCGGGTAATCCATCGATGCCGGAACTTCCCGAAACACTCCCGGAACCGCCCGGTGTTCTGCGTCGGGTTCCCGAATGCCACCCAGAGTGTCCCCGGAGTGGTCATGGCGCCCTCGGCAACTTCCCAGATGATGTCGTCGATGATCGAAGCCTCGTCAAAAAGGAAAAGAACATGCGCCTCGTGCGTTCCCGCGAAGGCCTCGGACTTCTCCTTGCTCCACGGTATCGCCGCCGCGAACCACGTCTCGTGGTGTCCTTCCCTGGAAAACCGCGTCGCGGTCCACTTGAACAAATGACCGTCCCGGGCCTTCTTGTTCCACTTGGCCAGCTCTCTCCATGTCTTGGTTTCAAGCTGATTCTTGGTGTTGGCCGTCACAACGATCTGCGGATGCGGCCGGGTCGCGGCAAACCACTTCAGGATCCACGAAATAAGGGCGCTCTTTCCTATGCCGTGGCCGCTGGCCACCGCGATCCGCACGGAAGCCATCTTCTCTTCGGCCTCGCCGTACTGGCCGGCAGCCGCCAGGCGCATGGCTTCTCCGATGTCGTTGAGCACATCGGCCTGCCATTTATCGGGGCCTTCCCCGGCCTCGAAATCCCATCCCCAGTTGAAATACACATACCCCAGCGGATCGTACACGAATTCCGCCAGGATCTGTACCAGCTGCTCATCAGGGGATATGTCGCGGGCGGGTTTACCCATCGCTGCCTCCGGCAAGCTTTGCTTTCTGCGCCAACGCGCGATTCAATGCTTCCTCGTGCGAGTGCTTGATCTCCCCCTTGACGTTGTGATCGTGCTTTTCCGGGGCATAACTACCCTTCACCTTCAGCGCCATGTCAAGCGTCCGCCGCTGCAGCTCCCGGTTCTCCACCTCGATCCCGATCAGGGTGTCGGTCTCGGTATACGGCACGCCGGCATTGTTGTACTTCTCCTGGCTGGCCACGGACAACACCGAAACGCCGGCAGCTCTCTTGTCCGGATCCAGTTCGCCCTTCATCGTCTGAAACTTCGTCTCCTTCGCTTCCATGAGCGAAACAAGCTTCATTTTCAGCGCATTTTCGGACAGGCCGGTTTCGTCAAGCCACTTTGAAATCTTGTCGGTGAGGATCGTTGAGTTCTGACAGCCGATCTGGCGCGGGTGATCTTCATTCGATGTTTTGTAGCCGGCAGCCCTTGCGGACTCGGTTTTATTTAGAAAAGTCAGGGAATTGGAGCTATCGAGGTAGGCTTTGAGCCAGAGATCCCGCTTTGAAATCTTCGGTGCTTTTTGCAGTGTTTTTCCCATAGACAGTGTCTTTCGGCCAAAAAGTAAAACAAAATTGTTTCACTATTATTTTGGCAACACGAGACAATTCTGTCTATTGAAAAATTTCAAAATTAATTGGTTAATCAAGTTTCTCCCGCCGGAAACAGCCTTATCATATAATCATGAACATTGTTTAAACGAAAAAAAATCAAAACCGCCTCTCCTGACTGATACCCTTATTTAGCGCCTGAACGAAAACCGCCTTTTTCGCCAGGTATTGCGTCCAGCTCAAATTTTAATCCTAAAAATAAACCAGGTATTTTCGCGTCAGCGTCATATCCGTTTTCCGATACCACACTTTTCGATCATCGCCAGATCCCATGCAGGTATCTTAGAAATGGCCTGTGATGGTTTCGAGACGGAAACCGCTTTTCCTTTTTTAAAGAACATGGCATGGAGCCGCCCCACCGGAATTTGATGGGAAATATCCCTTCTGGCGATAAGGCGATACAAGTGAGATCCCCATTTGCTAAATGCTGTTACAGATCCGGATGTGAACCGGTCGCCGTAGCCGAATATTTTATAATCGTAAAATCCGTTTCGACGGACAATTGCCCGTACCGCACCGATGGTCGGCTCCCAGAAACCGCTGCTGGATTCGATTTTATTTTCGTCATCAGTCCCAGTGACTGCAGAGTCCGCGCTTTCCTCGATATTCATCGGGTCCAGTTTTTCCGCCACCGGATTGTGATAGGCAATGCTGATGCTTTTGGCAAAAGGCACGATGGGCGTACGCCATTCCAAAGACAGGCAATCCGATAGGCTGCATATCAGGGACAAGGCAGATATCGGGTCAGACACCCTGTGCAAAAACCCCCATGCCACAACAAGGTCGAACCTGCCAAGCTCTTTTAGAAAGTTTGTATTCCGTATATCCCCCCGTAAAAATGTTACATTCTTTTTTTCAAGCATTTCCGCGGATTTTCCGGCAATCGATACAACACTCTCCCGGTGATCAACCCCGACAACTTCATCCGCGCTTTCCGCCATATACAAGCTATGCAGCCCCTCAGCGCATCCCAGATCCAAAACGCGCTTACCCTTCAGATCCATGGCTACAGCCATTGCCGCGTTTCGGATCCGGAGTGTGCGGGACACCCGATTTCCCGGTGTAACTTCCCCGGATACGGTCCGCAGCTGTCCCAACGGGAATATCTCCACGACGCCTCCAGTTTACCGAATATTATATAGTGGCTGAACGAAAACTTTATTATTCGCCATTCTCTGCGTCCGGCCCGATTTGATGCACTCGCAAAAAGTCGCTATCTGACGGCTTTGTAAAAAGTTCAAGATCAAGGCTTGCGCGATTTCGAATGGAGTTGCCGTTATACTTGTTTGCAATCTCGTAATGATGTGCAAGATCGTTATGTTCACAAAGTTGACATTAAATTTCACCTTCGTCATCTTCATAATCAATTACTATTCCAGTGAATGCCCATTATTTCAAAGCATCGCTGAAAGTTTTAGCGATGCTCAAAGGCATAAGATTTTTTTGGGAATTTTTTAACCAGTGGTTCATGCGTACGCCAACTGTTATGCTTTATAGTCAGAAAGGGCACTATAATAGTGTGCTTTTTTCAATACAATATGTCAAGATAAATATGAACCAGAAAATTCTTGTACTTATTCATTCAACCAAACTCCTCCACCCTCCACCCTCCTCCTGCTTTCTTCGGCAACTTCTGCGCCGCAATAATCCGGAACGGGTAATGCTCAGCGGCTATTTTAATCTTCGCCCTGGCATCGTCCTCCCAGTGACCACCCTTCACCTCGTGCGCCTCCAAGCTGCAATCCGACCGCATCACGAAAAAGTCCACGGTCAGCCAGGTTTTCTTCGCCAGCCTCAGCTTTATGGATTCATACGCGTACCACAGGATCTCACCCGCAACCTTCATCGCCTCCAGCTGCGCAGCATACTCCTTCTCCGTGTTGTTCATCTCGCCGGCCTGCTTTCTCGGCCGGCCCCTGGCAACGAATTGTTTTGCCGGAAATCTTCCCTTCATCTACCCAGCTCCTCCCACGTTGTAACGGCCGCCCGGCCCGACCCAGTCGGAATGCCGGACGGCCCAGTCATCGTCCATTTTCCAATCGTAGCGGTTCATCACCCGCTGGACGCCCTCCCGCAGCCTGGCGTAGCGGTACTCGAAATCTCCGGGTACGGCAGCCGGACACAGCGGATCCTCTGGCACGCATAGATCCATGACCGACACGCCGCCCAGCATCGCCTCTGCCCGATCCCAGTCGGTCACCTCGATATCCCTCGGCCCTTTCCGGGTAAGCACCCTGATGACAGACACTACAGCCTCCATCTTTTGCCGCATCGAATGCATAGCCCTCTCTGCGGACCATGCCCAATGGACATCTTCACCCACACATGCCCGCGCCACAGGCACTTGATTCGTTTCGGCACCCAGTATATGCAATCAGCAATACGTTCCGACATCGCATTTCCTCCCTTTCACTGAATCCGGAGCCCTTCCTTCACCGTCATCTCATTCATTGCTTCATGAAAGAGGCGGTTGAAAAGCTCGTTTCGCGCTTCGTTATCGAGCGAGACACCGTTTTCGCTCTCGAATTGCCAGATCCCATCTTCCGCTCGTTCTTCCGCTTCCGGAATCAACTTGTTTATCGCCTGTTCCAGATCCGGCGAGTAATAAGCCTTCATAGCACCTCCTTCAAAACGGAATATCGTCGTCATTGAAGTCCGCCGGGCCGGAATCCCGGGGCGTTTCCCCGCCCTGCCCTTCCTCCTCTTTCACCATGACCTGGTAATCCGGCCGCCTCGGGTTCTCACCCTTCCGGTTCCGGAACACCATGACAGGGATCCTGTCCCCGCCGACCTCGATCTCCCCGGCCATGAACTTTCCTTGTTTCCCGTCCCTGATCCACAGGGCGCCGATACGCTTTAACGACATGATCTTTTCTCCTTCCGTTGCTATCCACCGATGGTTTCCGTCAGTTGCCTCAGCTGCTCCGGCGCCGCAATCCGTTTCACCTCGTTGATCATTTCCGGGCGGCCGGTATAGCTCTGGTAGGCTTCGATAAATTCTTTCCGCCACCACTTGATTTCGTCTTCCAGTACCGTTCTCGCCCATCTTTCCCATTGCCAGCGGGAGGACATCAGATGGACCGTGACCGGATCGTCAAAGTCCGGCTTTGCCTGGCTGCCGTTTCGCCGGAGCATTTTCAGGACAATGTCGGCCTGGACCTGTGCCTTGTCTTTTTTCGACCCGCTTATTGCCTCCAGAAACTCGGCAAACGTTGGCATTTTCGAGATCGTCCTGGTTTTCAGAATTTTCAGGGCTGCCTTCCGGATCTGGTCCAGCGTGATGCCTTCGGATTCAAATCCCCTGGCCCAAATTTTCACGGTGTAATTGCATGAGGTAAGATTTTCCAGACAAAATAGATCGTAAATTCCCCCACACTCCCCTCAACCATCACGGAGGGAAGTGTCATGGGAAAACAAATTGATTGGG